CATCTTATCCCAGTCCAATCTCCAAATACTGTATAAAAAGCTTGCTGACCATCCGGTGCTGTTAGCTGAATGTCAGGTAGATTTGCATAAAAAAGACCTGATAGGGGTATTTGTGTAGCGTTTACAATGGGGTAAAAATAAATTTTACCATCATAATTGTGTAATATCCACAAGTAACCATCAGTATCAACCCCTATACCATCAATTCCTTGATAATATTTAGAATCATATGCGGCGCCTCCAATGAAAAATTCTATTATCTCATTACTAGGGGATACTCTTGATAATTTACAAAAATCATGTTGTACCCATAAATTTTGCGCTAGATCGATTGTTAGATTTCCTATGTAGTTAAAATACATTGGATATCCTGATAACAAATTACCTAAAGAGTCCCATTTATATAAAACATCTTTTACACTAAATGGATCAGTACTATTATCAGTTAAATTTTTTGCAAAAGCTATAATATTATTATTTTTATCAACTAGTAGCTCTTGTATCGAGTATAACTGAGGTAGTTCTTTAAATAATTTTATATTATTGCTAGAATCATACTTTATTAAAAAGCTACTAACAGGATGACTATAGCCCACAACAATATTATTATCTAGATCTGTATCGATACATGTAGGTAAAATTAAATTTTCACCAACAAAACCACTTAATTCTTCTTTTCTGGTTCGGTACTGATTAGGAGCAATATAAGATACATCAAAATTATTAAAATGCGGTGCTACAACCGCATCTATGACTCCTAGTTCTGGGTTATATCTTATTACAGAGAGTGCATCATACAATGAAACCCACCCCCTACCTTGCTTGTCAATTGCAATGTTAGATGGGCTCGCGCTATTAAGTGGCCCTGTATAATCATTTAAACTAGGTGCTGTAAAATCAGATGTAAATGTTGGCGCTGCTGATAGCTTTATTACATCCATCAAAGAGCCTGATAGGGTATAGATAAATACTCTGTCGTCATCAGAATCAGCAATCCAGACTCTATCAATACTCCCTTGTTTGTATGTTTTTAAAGGTGCAATACTAATTGCAACAGTTGAACTTGTAGGGGTATTATAGGTTTCATAATTACCGGTCAAAGAAAACTTTGTAACTTCTGAGTTACAATTGGAATATATAGGCTCCTTTTGAAATCTTCTAACTTTCTTAAAACCTGGTTGACCGGCAAACCCATAAGCAATGCCTTGATTAATTAAAGGTATATCTTTAACAAGAGCTGCAGCACACAGAGTAACTATTTGAGTCTCTGTACTAACATTAAATTTACCCGCGTAGTAAGAACCGCTATTTTCATATAAAGGCACATCTTTGTTAGGTGAAAATACAGCACTTTCAACTAAGTACGCACTACTAGAAGCAAAGGTACTTGTAGGGTCTTGCCCTGCTATTTTATAAAGCCCTATACTTATTGTATTAATTTCAGTAGGATCTTTACCGTCAAACCGCGCTCCAGTGATAGGGGGATAACATTTTGTTGTATAGTTTTGGCTGTCTTTAAAGGTCACAACAAAAGGAATATCAGAATTACACCATTTTACAGGATATATACTAAAAGAATGTAATCGTTGAGCAGAAAGAGGGCCTATAGTTTGACTAGACCCCTCAACAGAAATACCGTTACTAGTAATTTCAAGAGTATTAGCAGGGTTAAAAGAAGATTTTAAATAAGAAACCTGCGCTGGGTAGTTTATGTACCCGTAAGGTATGCGTTCAATTAAAAAGTTCGCACCTAAATTAGTAGGATTAAGCTCTAAAAAGCCTCTTGTATCAAAATTAGCATACAAAAATATTACGGTGTCATTTCCTTTGGAGGGTTTTTGATCAATAAAGGAGATGTTATAGTCAAGCGTGGTGCCTGTTGTACCAGCAAAAGACGTATTACTTCTTGGATAACTGTAAAACCTTAATTCATCGCTATTAGGTAATCTTTCTGCATAAACGCTAACGCTAGTAGTTTTTGTTGAGTCAATTATCTTGTATGTATCTACCCCTTCACTAGTTTTAAATTTCTCAACAAAACCAAAATATGTTTTTAAATGGCTCCATTTGTTAGTGTAATAAGAGGAAACTGACATAAAAGTGCTCTTACTACCGCTCGCGTACAACATTACACTATAATCGTTTTTCGCTAAATAGGGGTTATTTTGCCATGAATTAAATCGGTAAATTTTTAAAGGATCAGACGTTTCACCTGCAGGTAAAGTATATATACCAAGACTCCCAGCAGGTAATAAATTATCAAAAACAATTGTATCTGGCAATGCATTTACAACTGTTACTTGCGCAGTAGTGTTTTGAGTTGTGGTGTTAAAGGTATATACTTCTCCTTCCATAGTATAAACTGTAGCTTTGATGTTATAAAAACCGGGATATTTGTATACATGCCTAGCGCTAAACCCTACATAATACGTACCATCACCCACATCCCAGTATGTTCTACTGTCTACAAGATTTTTTTTTATCCCATTATTAAAAACAGGCATTATATAAAATGGGGTATTGTCTAGTGTATATCCAAAATAGTTTGGTATAGCATCGCTAGAATCATAAGTAGTAATTTTAAGCTGTACAGCCGATAACGGCAACATTTTAATACTCCCTTACGCTACCGCTTTGAACATCGGGGGTAACAATTTGTATTTGTGACAAAAAGTCATCTACGTTGTAAAGATAAGGAATTTTAAAATATGGTAAGGGCAAACTTTGAGCTATTACCTGTATATCCTCTTTTGGGTCGCTGTAAATTGGATTAAATACTAAAAAGCTTAATCCGTTACGGTTTGTTTCAACACCGTTTACTGTTCTAGTACAATACAATGATACAGTGCCATCTATGTTGAGAATTTCTGTTGTTAATTCATCTAAATTCACAACCTGCCCTAGCCGGGTTGTTCCGGGTGCAAAATATTTTGTAATAATATCATTTACTTGTTTTTTGATTTCACTTTCACTAAAATGCGAAGACGGTGATCTAGTAACTACTAACTTAGTTTCTTTAACTATATCAGGGGTAAGAAGATTATTGTTAATCTCTGCATTTGTTGCAACACCGATTCCAAACGCAGTATATACAGGGTCCATCATAACAATTTCCGATGTTGCCATTTTAGATCCCTGCAAGCTTCTTGAAACGTAATCTTTTAACCCTATAGAAAGAAAATTACTATTTGTTTGTACACTGTTAACTTTTTTAATTTTCGGTACAACGTACACGTAAATATTATTAAAATCACAAGCATCTGAAAATGTTACTTGGTTTAACAATACCCTACTGTCAGCATTAGGAGATTTTAAACCTATATTGTAGTAATATCTCATGTGCTCTGCGGTATAGTCCCAATTGTTAACAACCTTAACATCATCTATAAAATTGCTAAAATTATTTCTTACATATGTTTCAAAATCGCTAGTAGTTATTAATCTATATTGAGTTTTGAACGTATTTGGGGCATTATTTCTAATATCTTCTACATTTTCTAAAGAAGAAAAATCGGTTGAAGCTTCAGTATTAGAAAATATTAAAGAAGCGGCTTGATTACTAGTGGTGTATGTTTGATTAATACTCTTAACATTCTGAAAAATAGTTCTAAAAAGAGGGGTATCATATAAAAATAATGTATTACCGTCAAGAGTACCTGGTCCAGTTTCTCCAGCAGGGCCATCCGTTTTTAAATAATAAATAACAACCAAGTAATTGGGTTGAAGTTGCTTTCCGTTTACATTATTTCCAAACTTCAAAGCATATCTTTGATTTTCATTTAAACGACATTCAAAAGATTTATTTTCTGGACCCTCTAGATATAAACTTTCAACTCTTTTCCATTCCGACCAAACCCCAGTTTCATCTAAAACATAGACATTAATATTTTGATGATCTATTAGAATATTCTCGCCATTTTCTCCTACTACAGCGAGTGAAATTTGTTCAAACGGAGCACCTGTCGCCACATATGTTGGGTATTCTAAAAACTGACCCTGATACAACAATGAAGATTGTGACAGCTGAGACAGTGTCTCTTCGTCATTTGATGTTTTAATGAACGTAGTATCATTAGCAAAGCTGTAATAAATTCCGTTAATGGTAAAATAAGAATATCTCGGAATTGTGTAAATACCGGAGGTAAGTGAAGCAGGAGCAGTAGCATTAAAGGCCAGGATGCTAGACTGAAAACCTACAGGATTGTAGTTCAGGGTCTTTACAATACGGTTCATATTTTCATATAATTGAGCTTGATTAAATACACTTTCACTTCCTGTTTTATTGAGATAAAACAAAAGCACATGATAGCTGTATGCAATAATATCTAGCAAGCTATTAAAGTTGCTGCCCTCAAAAACTTGATCGGTAAAAACACCACCTTGAGTAAGGCGCTGCTGCATTAAGGCTTTGAGTGAAACAGCATCAAATGCGGCGTACGCATTGTATGGTAAATCAAATTGGTTGCTTGTTATATCTTTCATTAATCAAAGTAATAGCCAGATTCGGATAAAACACCTTTCAGGCCTACTCCTGTAATATTTAACGTCGGAACACTTATTAACATAAAAATTTCATACTGATTATTATCCGGGTCTATTTGTATATTAAGTTTTTCCAGTCTTATTCGAGGTTCATATTTCTGAATACCCTTAAAAATTGCCTCTCCTATTATTTGGCCTTGAGATTCAGAGACCGGTACAAATAGATACTGGGTCAAATTTAAACCGTAAAGAGGGTTAAGTAGTTTTTGCCCGGGCATGGTTGTAAAAAGATTAAAAAGACTATTTTTTATAGCGCCTATATCTTCCGAAATTTGAACGTCTTTTATCTCTCGTCTTTTAAGTAATTGAGTATTTTTCGTAAAATCTATCTTAAGATCTAGTAGTAAATCCTTGTATGTAGAACTAGATAAAGGTACTGATAATGCGTCTAATACTATAGCGGCCATAGTATTATTTATATGGGGATATTTGTTCCTAAAACCATAAATATTAAATATGAACAAATTTAATGCTATCTACGAGTCTGCTATTCAACGGTTTACTCGTGGTGGTTTTTTAACTGGCGATTTGGTCAAATTCACAGAAAACGCTTTTCGTGATGATTTCTTTAAAAAACAAGCTCCAAACTATATTCAAAAAGCTAAAGCTTTTAATGAGGGTGGTTTAAACCTTAGAGTTAGTGCTATAAAAGCTGTTAGACCTACTATACACGCCGGGGACGTACAAAATGAAGCTGAATCCTTTTTAATAGATCTTGTACAAGAAATTGCACCTGGTCTTTATCGTGAATTTATTACAGTACCAGCCCACATTCTCGAACCTATAAACACATATCCAAATCTAGCCCCTGTTCCAGATAGTCTTAAGAGACATAACAATACTTCTATCGACCCACATCCTGCCACTATAAAAGATGAAGCTGAATTAATGCTTTCTCCTCATAGACAGACATTAACAAGCGACACCGGGAATAATAAAGACTCTGAAGGTGATAGAAAGCTTAATAATGTTAATGTTAAAATACCTAGCTCCCCAGCGAAGGGAGAAAATAGCCCTAGTGTAGAGCGTTCAACGTACAGGTATCTACCTAAGCGCTAATTTCAGATAAAGCTATTAACAAACAGTAGAAATTTATTTCCTGATCAACAACCATACTCGCCCTATACATATATTCACCTATAGTAATTAACCATAATTTTTTTTGCTGGTCTGTTAACCCGTAATTTCCCTCACATACAGATTCAAATAAGGATTTAAATAAAGTATTGTAATCACCGTGAAAAGTTTCTTCGTTTTCTATGATAAATTTTCGTGCTTGATATAAATTTTTACCTCGGACAAAGCTTATAAGTTTTGCTATAAATTCATCTTGAATATTAAGATTAGGTATTATGAGGGCACCGGTAGCGCTAAACTTTTGCAGCTCATTAATACATTTACGAATATCTGGAAAATATTTTCTTACTAAAGTTATAAGCCCTCTCTTACTTTCTTCATCTATACTAATTCTCTCTATTTTTAATATGTTATAACATCTTTTTACTACATCTTGTAAGTTAGGCTCCAAATCAATAAACTGACATCTACTCTGCAAAGGGCCAATAACTCTATGCCTGTAGTTACAAGTAAGAATAAACCTACAATGACCGGCATATTCCTCTAATACATTTCTTAATGATCTCTGAGCTTCAACAGAGGCCATGCCGTCTACCTCATCAAGCAATACTATTTTCTTATTACCGTTAAAACTTTTTGTACGACTAAACCCTGTTATATCATTTCGAACAGCATCAATACCAACTTCTGAGCAGTTTTGATAGATAGATTCAGCATCGAGAGCATTTATTAACACCTTTGACGTTGTTGTTTTACCAATACCCTGATGACCACAAAACATTAAATTAGGAATTTCTTTATTTTTGATAAAAGAATTAATAATTTTTTTTGTCGATTCAGATAGAATAATGTCTTCTATTTTTGTAGGCCTATACTTTTCAATCCAAAACTTATCTACGTCCATTTTATTTACCGCTACTACCAAAGCCTTTTTCACCACGATCTGTCGCCTGCACGCTCCCCCACTCAGCTGACATCTGTAGGTTAAAGTGTGCTACTAGCTGCGCAATTCTATCTCCCTTTTCCACAGTATAAGAAACATCACTATGATTATAAAGCAATACCCCTAGATCTCCTCTATAGTTTTGATCTATAACACCAGG